CAAGCCGAAGAATTCAAGAAGAGGTATTTTCAAAGATGAATTGGTGGCCAGTTTCCGATGAAGAATGGGAAAGATTAAATTATCCCGAGAAATTCAAGAAGTGATATTTGCCGTTACTAGGTGGAAAACAATCCATCTAGTAACTGGTAACCATTGACAAACGTAGTTTTTTGTGTTATAATTATATTATGAAAAAGAATAAACGACCCGGTTATATTGCTGGTACTACTGGTGATAAATCTATCCTAAAGAAGGTTCGATCCAAAACGAACCAAGATATCTACTACACCTATTCTAATTGGGCAACCAATGAGATTGAAGGAATAACTTTTATTCCTGTGGTGAAAGAAGCACCAAATCCAACCAAAAATCAAGTAGTTTTTTATATGCGTAAAGATAATGTGGAGTATGTGAAATGAATAAAATTGAACAACTGAGTGTTAACCATCGTCATATTTTTGAACCTAGCAACAAAGAAGATATGAAGATTGTTAAAGCATATCTCCATACGAATTCATGGGGCCTGAAGAATTGTCCTTTCATTTTGGAATGGCCATATTTGGATATGCCGTCCATGATCAAAGATAAAATTACGAGGTATGTGCTAAAATGAATTGGTTGAAATATTCCGGTTGTAACATTACCTTAAAGTTAAATCCATTTCATTGGAGGTTTGCTTGCGCATACAACAAGACCAATGAAGCATGGGAACAAGATGCTTTGATGTTAGAATTATTCCCCATCACCATACGAATATGGATTGATGACGGAACTTGGTAATTTACGGGCCGATAGCTCAGTTGGTTAGTAGCAAACGACTCATAATCGTTAGGTCGAAGGTTCAAGTCCTTCTCGGCCCACCAGAAAAATAAAAAAAGAAAATAAAGAATGAAGCAACAATCAGAAGAAGCATTGAGAATTCTCCAAGAAGAATGCGCAGAAGTAATCCAAGCAATTAGTAAAATATTTCGCTTTGGTAAAAAACACAGATATCCTGGTCCAGCTTCACCAACAAATCTAGATAAGTTGCAAGATGAAATTGGCGATGTGCTGGCCATGGTTGATATTTTGGTTGAATCTGGAGTATTCAATAGAGATAGCCTTTTAGAGGCTTCCGAAAGAAAAAAGATTAAATTAAAAACTTGGTCGACTGTATATGAAAAGTAAGTTTATTGATGCTTACATGGATGTGGCACAGAGATTTTCTGAGCTATCTTCCGCCAAAAGGTTACAGGTTGGTGCCATTGTGGTAAAAGATGACCGAATCATTAGTATTGGTTATAATGGAATGCCCGCTGGATGGACCAATGAGTGTGAGGACTATATCCAGTTGTCAGATGATACCGTAACCACCAAAACCAAGCCAGAAGTGATCCATGCTGAAGCAAATGCCATAGCTAAATTGGCAAGAGGAACCGAGTCTGGAGGTGGTGCCACAATGTTTTTGACACACGCACCTTGTGTAGATTGTGCCAAACAAATGTATACGGCTGGTATTAAACAGGTATATTACCGCAACACCTATAAGGACACGCATGGGATTGAGTTTTTAGAAAAATGTCATATCGAAGTAACTAAAGTATAGTGGTGTTTTCACCAGGTGAAATATTGGTGAATTCGGATTGTAGATAAATAAGCAGGTAGTTAAACAATCGGTATGCAATTATTGGGTCAATTTACTAAGGAGAGACCTAAAATGCAGTTAAGTATAGTTGGTTGTCCCGATAAAAAGCAATTTAGGCCGTATGTTAAACGAGCCGTTATCTTTTACGCTGAACAACTCATTAAACCCAAGTTATTAGAAAATATCTGTTTGCGGATTAAATTTAATCCAAAGCTGGATGCCTATGGCTACGCTCAAATTTTGGAATATAATAGTAGCAAAAAAGCAAGAGAATTTGAAATAGAATTACATCCAGGAATTGGTGCTGCTGAAATATTAAAATGCCTTGCTCATGAAATGACACACATTAAACAGTATGTATATGGAGAAACCAACGAAACATTAACTCGTTGGAAAGGCATTAAAATTGATTCTGACAATTTAGATTATTGGGTTCAACCGTGGGAGATTGAAGCACACGGTATGGAATCCGGACTGTTTACCAAATTTGCCACAAAAGAAAAATTGTGGGAAGTATTTACTGGAATTCAAAATCCTGATTCACCAATTATACCAGAATCTATTGGTTGGAAACAGAGTGACGTATTGCCAAAGTAATATAAGTAATGTTATAGTATTAAATATGCGGTGTGTGATAGCACGATTTGGGATACCCTTCTAGATTATCTGAGCAAAGCAGACCACCGCTCCAAATTCATCATTAAAGGTTATATCATGGCAACTAAAGGTGTAAATCAACGAAACAGAAAAAACAATCCAATGCTCACCAAAACGGGTAAGCCTCGTTTAGGTCCATTGAATGTTGACCAATTAGAAAAAATGTTGGAGTCTGCCAGAAAGAAATACAAACCAGTTATTCTAAAAGCCATTTGCCAGCGTATGAAAACCCAACAACGAAGCACAAAAGAAGAAGTAGTAACAGTCGGGGCTCTGTTAGTATAATGGTATTACGCTGGATTTGTAATCCTGATATGGGAGTTCGATTCTCTCACGGAGCATATATAATTTAGAAGTATATTTTTATAACAAAGGAGTTGAAATGAAAAAAGTAATCTTAGCAGCATTAATGTTAGTATCCGGTGCAGCCTTGGCTGTAGATGTTGGCGTTTATGGTGGTACAGCCCGTGGAACTAATGGCAAGAGTGAAAATCTAGTTGGATTATCCGTTGGCGATGACCTTGGTAAATTTGGCCTAAAAGATTTTGGTGTACAGGCTACTGCTGATCGCAGCACAACCAATGTTGTTAGTGTAAACCGCTATATTGCATCCGCTAGTTATGATGTAATTAAACTCGGTTACATTCAAACTAATGTCCGTATTGGTGTTGCATACTTGGATCCACAAAGTCCAAAAACTAGTAATGGTGGTGCCGGTATTATTGGATTCGGTGCTTCTTTGCCACTAAGTGATAATATCAAAGCTGTAGCTGATTATGCTTATCAAAAAGGCAATAACATTACCAAGAATTATAATGGTAACTATATTACCGCTGGTGTAAAGTATTCGTTTTAATTAATAGATACCGCGGAGTAGCTCAGCAGAAGAGCGCCGGACTCATAATCCGGATGTCGGTGGTGCGACTCCATCCTCCGCAACCAATCATATGAATATCTACATTGCGCCTGATCAGGACTCTCAGAATGAAGATGACGAATTCGCTAGAATTCTTTATGAACAATTATTGAGGGAACAAACTAAAGAGATGATATTAAATGGTGTGGCCAATAATATAATTGCAACATCATCCGAACTTGATAATCAATAATTGCATTAATGTAATCTTCAAATATCATTATCTTGGCCAGCAGCCAACACACAAGAGTTTTCATTGAAGATTTCAATTAAAGTCCAAGTGCCGGTTTTCTTATTTTTAAACATCATGATACTGCTTTTGTTTTTTGTGGCCGCATTTTTCAAATGAAATACCAAACTTTCTAGGAAATCATTTTGAATAGTGAATAGTAAACTTTCGGTAGAAAAACATTCCAACGGTTTGTAAGCTAATGATGCAAAGGTCAACAAAGGAAACATAATGAAAAAAGCAAATAGTAGCTTTTTCATTTTAAGCCTTTTAGTAATGTGGTATATAATTATTTAGTGCTTTACATTTATATAAATCTATTATATAATGATTCAATATGCGGGATTAGTTTAATGGTAAAACTGTAGGTTTCCAACCTTCCGTCATTGGTTCGATTCCAATATCCCGCTCCAATTAATTCTTCGGAGAAAAAATGAAAATTCTAGCATTTAAATTAATTACTGGTGAAGATGTCCTCGGTGAAATCGAATCGGAATCTGAAACTGAATTCGTAATTGAAAATCCTGTAGGCATCGCTGTAGTTCGTGGACCTGATGGTAAAACACCACAAGTCGGATTTGCACCATTCCCTATTCATGCTGAACAAAAATCTGGCGCAACCATTTGCCTTGCAAAGAAAAATGTAGTATACTCTTATATTCCTGCTGAAGATTTTATTATCAATTACAATAGTATTTTTGGCTCAGGTATTGTAGTTCCACCAACAAAAACATTAATCACAGGTTAAATTGAGTTCTTTCTATACAAATGTTCAAGGTTTTGGTAACAACATACTTTATCGTGGCATACTGGATGGTAAAAGAGTAAAGCAGAGAATTGAATATTCTCCTTCCCTTTTTCTTCCTTCCAAAAAAGTAACTAAGTTTACCACACTAGAAGGTAATTACCTAGATCAGAAAATCTTTAGCAACATGCGTGATGCTAGAGATTACATCAAACAATTTCAAGGAGTTTCAAATGGTCCAACGATTTATGGTCAAACTAGATTTGAGTATGCTTTTATTGCAGATCAACATCAAGGCATGGTCGACTATGATCAAGAAAAAGTTCTCATTGCGGTAGTTGATATCGAGGTGGGTTCTGATAATGGATTTCCTAATCCTTACGAAGCCAATGAACCTATCACCGCTATTTGTATTAAGTATCTTCATGGTCAAACCTATGTGTTTGGTTGTGGAGATTATGTGGTCCAAGGCGATGAAATTTATGTGAAGTGTAAAGATGAACATTCTTTATGCCGGCAATTCATGAGTTTATGGACAGATCGATGTCCTGATATCATTACTGGTTGGAATACAAAATTCTTTGATATACCATATATCGTCAATCGATTCAAACGAATTCTTGGCGAAGATGCAATGAAGAAGTTATCTCCGTGGAATTATGTGTCGGAGCGTAAAACAATCATCATGGGTCGACCACAAATTGCATATGATATTCTTGGTGTATCTGCACTAGATTATATTGAGTTGTATAAGTGGTATGCTCCTGGTGGAAAATCACAAGAATCATATAAGTTGGATGCAATCGCTCAGCTTGAGTTGGGTGAAGGTAAATTATCCTTTGATGAGTATGATAATCTACATGAGTTGTATAGATTAAACTATCAAAAGTTTATTGAGTATAACATCAAGGACGTTGAGATTATTGTTAAGTTGGAAGATAAACTGAAGTTATTGGAATTAGGTGTAACTTTGGCATATGACACCAAATCAAATTATGATGATATCTTTGCGCAGACCAGAATGTGGGATGCGATGACGTATTCCTATTTGTTAGAAAAGAATATCATTGTTCCGCCTAGGGTCGTGAAAGAAAAAGATTCGGCTTTCGAAGGTGCATATGTTAAAGAAGTTCAAGTTGGCAAACACGATTGGATGGCCAGCTTTGATTTGAACTCACTTTATCCACATTTGATAATTCAATACAACATATCACCTGAAACGATTGTTGAACCTGAAAATTATCCTGATGAGGTGAAAAAAATCATTTCTTCAGGAGTATCTGTTGAAAAATTATTAGAAAAGAAAGTTGATTTGGATTGGCTTGCAAAAGAATCCAATATGACCATTACACCAAATGGCCAATTCTTTCGTACCGACATACAAGGTTTCTTACCCAAGATGATGGAAGAAATGTATGAAGATCGTAAGAAGTTTAAGAAGTTGATGTTACAAGCAAAACAAGAATATGAAAATGAAACTGATGATTCCAAGAAGTATGAGATTGAGAAACGAATTGCTCGTTATGATAATCTCCAGTTAGCAAAAAAAGTATCACTAAACTCCGCTTACGGTGCTTTGGGTTCGCAATACTTTAGGTTCTATGATTTGCGGATGGCTCTTGCCGTCACACTAGCTGGCCAATTTTCGATCCGATGGATTGAGGCCAAATTAAATTCATATATGAATAAATTATTGGATACTAAAAATGATGATTACGTTATTGCGAGTGATACTGATTCGATTTACTTATGCCTTGCGCCTCTTGTTACAAAAGTCTACGGTAATCGAGTGGATGATCCAAACGTCATCATTAGGTTCATGGACAAAGTTTGTAATGATAAGATTCAACCGTTTATTGATGCTTCCTATCAAGAATTGGCCGACTATGTTGGAGCGTATGATCAAAAAATGCAGATGAAGCGTGAAGGCTTATCTGATAAAGGTATTTGGACTGCCAAGAAGCGATACATTCTTAATGTGTATAACAATGAAGGTGTTCAATATAAAGAACCTCAAATGAAGGTGATGGGTTTAGAGATGATTAAATCTTCCACTCCATCCGCCATCCGTGAAAAGATGAAAGAAGCCATTTCAATTATGTTGAAAGGCACCGAAGAAGATATACACAGATTCATCAAACAGGCTAAAGTGGATTTTATGAAGTTGCCTCCTGAAGAAATTTCTTCTCCCCGTGGAGTTAATGGATTGGCTAAATACTCTGATGGACTTTCTTTATATAAATCGGGAACGCCGATCCATGTAAAGGGAGCCATTTTATATAACCACTTTCTCAAAGAGAAGAAACTCACTAAAAAATATCCACTCATTCAAGAGGGTGAGAAGTTGAAGTATAGTTACCTCAAGATGCCAAATCCATTCAAGGATACCGTAATATCATTTCCCGGTCGTTTGCCTGTTGAATTTGGACTCAATGATTATATCGATTATGATTTGCAATTTGAAAAATCATTCTTAGAACCAATTAAAGTAATTTTGGATTGTATGAAGTGGTCGACAGAGAAGGTTAGCACACTAGAGGATTTTTTCTCATGAAACAAAAGCACAATATGTATGCTATGCCTAACATACCCAAAATAATCAGTTTGGCTACCGCACACGGATCATTGGAAGATGCTAGATTAAAAGGTATGGTTTTTGTAGTTGTAAGAAATGCAAAAGATTATGCCTCATTTGGTTCAGCCAAAAAGCATTTATTAATTAATGGTAATTCTGTTTTAAAATTTGACCAAGTAATTGTGGATTTTAAAGTTGGTTATATGGAAACATCGGCCGAAGTTTTTGGTTACGATACTGGTTTGCCAGAAGAAATGAATACCAAAATTTATTTTATTAAAAAAAACATTGTGTTAAATCAACATAATAAAGATGAAAAATCTCCAACAATATTAGTTGAAAAGAATGGTAAAAGATATTATACAAACCATTTAATGATTAATGGTCCAAGTACCATGATTTACGATTTGGAAAATTATCATGAATTAGGTGGTAAAGTTAGAATTGAAACTAATGCTGACTTAGAAGGAATAGTCGAATGATCCAATTATATTTTACATTTGCTGCAGCATTTCTATTATCAGCTATTGCTGGTTATTATTCAGTTATTGGCCTTGCTGCTATCTTTATGGGAGCATTTTGGCCAGTCATTTTCATGGGCGGTTCACTTGAGTTTGCCAAGCTAGTTACAGCTTCTTGGTTATATCGTAATTGGAAGACCGCACCATTTTTATTGAAATCCTATTTGGTGATTGCCGTGATGTTACTCATGTTAATTACCTCGATGGGTATTTTTGGTTTCTTAGCCAAAGCACATATTGATTCCACCTTGGATGCTGGTGCAAATTCAGTAGAACTCAAAACACTCAACCAACAACAAAAGATTGCCGACAGCAGGTTAAATTACTTATTGGCAAGAGCCAAGGATCCTTCAACAGCAAGTAATCAGTTGGATCGCCAAATACAATCCACTCAAAAAGAACTCACCGAAATTAACAAGAAACGCCTGCCACTTCTCCGTGAGGAGAATAAATTGGTAGCTGACATTGGTCCAATCAAATATGTGGCAGATATGTTCTTTGAAGGTGATGGTGCCGTAGATAAGGCCGTTCGTTTGGTAATCTTAATCATTATGCTTGTATTTGATCCGTTAGCTGTGTTATTATTGATAGCGGCGAATATCTCAATGCAGAAGCCAAAAGAAAAGAATTGGGATGATTTCTTTCAAAGCAAACCGGTGTCGGATGATTCGGTTGAAATTGAAAAAGAAAATATTGTTGATATTGAAGAAAAAGAGGAAGAACCTATTATAATTGATAGTGCTTCAGGAGAAAGTATTCCTCCAATATCAAAAAGTAAACGTGGATTTCCCAATCGGAAGTCCAAGATAGATAGTATGTATGTAGATGATGCTGAGCTTGCATTTCGTAAAAAGGAAAAATGATGAGTATACTTGACAAAATTAAAAAGAATAGTTCGATTAAAGAATCGGCTATTCTATCAAAGTCCAAATTCTTCACACAGAAGGATATGATCCCAACATCGGTGCCTATTATTAATGTGGCATTAAGTGGTCGATTGGATGGCGGATTAACACCAGGTCTTACAATGTGGGCAGGTCCATCCAAACATTTTAAAACGGCCTTTTCTCTACTGATGGCTAAATCTTATTTGGACAAATATCCCGATGCTGCACTTCTTTTCTACGATTCTGAATTCGGTACGCCGCAATCTTATTTTGACTCTTTTGGTATTGATACTGATCGGGTATTACACACTCCACTTACTGATATAGAACAATTAAAAATTGATGTAATGCAACAGTTAGCTGAATTGGAAAGAAACGACAAATTAATTATTGTTATCGATTCCATTGGCAATCTAGCTTCAAGAAAAGAAGTTAGTGATGCTCTAGAAGGCAAAACTGTCGGTGATATGTCGAGAGCAAAAGCAGTAAAATCATTATTTCGTATGGTGTTACCACACCTGACAATGAAAGATGTTCCTATGATTGTTGTTAATCACACATATATGGAAATTGGTATGTTCCCCAAAGCTATTGTTGGTGGTGGAACAGGTTCTTATTATTCGGCCGATAACATTTTCATCCTTGGGCGCCAACAAGAAAAAGAAGGCACAGAGGTTGTAGGTTATAATTTCATAATTAACGTGGAGAAATCACGATATGTTAAAGAAAAATCTAAAATTCCTGTTTCTGTATCTTTTGATGGCGGCATTTCTCGTTGGTCAGGTTTACTTGATCTGGCATTGGACGCAGGTTTGGTTGTTAAGCCAACTAACGGATGGTATTCACGGGTGGACGTTTCTACTGGTGAAATAGAAGATAAAAAATATCGTATCAAAGAAACCGACACTAAAGATTTTTGGATGCCAATAATCACCAGTGAAAAATTTCAAACTTATGTTAAAGAAAAATACCAAATTGCATCAGGAGATATTATGCAAGGAGGAGATGAGAATTTGTTTGATGAAATTGTAACCATGAATGGAGTGGATGATGATTGAGGGAATTGATTATTGTTTTATATACCCAAAAGAAGATGATGCTGCGGTACATATAAAATTACTTGACGGTCCTTACAAAGATACCACATACAAATATGGTAGAGTTGCGTTTGAAGAAAAAGATGAGCAGGTCTATTTACAATTCAAGTTTGATGTGATAGAATCCACCATCAAGAAAAAGAACTTGGAAAAAGATAATGACTTTAAAAACTACATTGGTGACTTGTTGTGTCAAATTATGTCATCCAACATTGAGCAGGAAATGATTGATGAAACTGGAACAATCGATATTGAAGAACCTCGTTTATAACGAGGAATTTTTAAGAAAAGTATTACCCTTTATTAAACCTGAATATTTCTCGGACAGAACCGAGAGAACCTTATTCAACGAAATTACCTCATTTACCGAAACATATAATACTGTTCCAACAATTGAAGCTATTAGTATTGCCGTTAAAGAAAGAACAAATCTTTCCGATGAAGAGGTTAACAAATGTGAAGAATATCTTAAAGATGTTGAACACAATAAATCCGAAGAAACTCAAATACAATGGCTTGTAGATAAGACCGAAAAGTTTTGTCAAGAGAAAGCCATATACAATGCTGTATTGGGATCGATATCGATTTTGGATGGTAAAGATAAAGCAAACGACAAAGGTGCAATTCCAAAAATTCTTTCGGATGCACTAGCAATCAGTTTTGATACAACAGTAGGCCATGATTACTTGGAGAACTCGGATGAACGATATGAATTTTATCACAGAAAAGAGGAAAGAATCCCCTTTGATTTGGAATATTTCAACAAAATTACAAAAGGTGGACTCCCAGCAAAAACTCTTAATATTGCTCTTGCTGGTACTGGCGTGGGTAAATCTTTGTTTATGTGCCATGTTGCTGCCTCTTGTATGGTTCAGGGAAAAAATGTCCTCTACATCACTTTGGAAATGGCTGAAGAAAAGATTGCCGAAAGAATAGATGCTAACTTGTTGAATGTAACATTGGATGATTTGGTTGATTTACCAAAAGATATGTATGATAAACGAGTTAATAAAGTCCGTGAAAAAACCACTGGCAAACTTATCATTAAAGAATATCCAACCGCTGCAGCTTCAACTACTCACTTTAGGACTTTATTAAATGAACTTAATCTCAAGAGGTCTTTCGTGCCTGACATTATTTTCGTGGATTATCTTAATATCTGTTGTTCTTCTCGTATCAAAGCTGGTGCGAATATTAACTCTTACACCTACGTCAAGTCCATCGCAGAAGAACTTAGAGGTCTTGCGGTTGAATGTAATGTTCCTATTGTATCTGCAACTCAAACTACCAGAGGCGGATTTACATCGAGCGATCCAGGCTTGGAAGATACGAGTGAGAGTTTCGGGTTGCCTGCAACCGCCGACTTGATGTTTGCTCTTATTACAAGTGAAGAATTAGAAGAACTTGGCCAAATTATGGTGAAACAATTAAAGAATCGATATAATGATCCAACACACTATAAACGATTTACAATCGGTGTTGATCGTGCCAAAATGAGATTATTTGATATTGAACAATCAGCACAGAATGGTATTGTAGATTCCGGCCAAATTGGTGCTCATAATAAAATCCAACATCCGAAGAAATCATTTGAAGGCTTCAAGGTATGATATTAACTAGAGAACAAGCATTGCATTGTTCCAAAACTTTTCACGATTACTTCAGTAACATTGGAAGTACCGAAGAATACATGCGTGATGAGAAGTTAAAGAATCTTGATAATTTACCATCATCATTATTTCCACCAGAAGATGATTTATTCTCCGATTTCTCCATGCATCCAAAAGATATGGATATTGAGGTATTGGAGATACCGAATGAAACATGGGAAACATTACTTTCCATTACCTCATCACACATCAACAAAGCACCAGTTGGCAAGAATGTTCAATTGGCAGTCAAAGAAAAGAACTCAGGAAAGATTCTAGGATTCATTCGGTTAGGTTCACCAGTCATCTATATGAAACCTCGAAATGAACTCTTAGGACAGGTTTGGATACAACAGGAAGATACAGCCAAACGCTTTAATACGGCTACGATGATGGGATTCGTTATTGTACCAGCACAACCGTTTGGATTTAATTACCTTGGTGGTAAACTTCTATCAGCCATTTGTACCAGCCATACTGTAAGAGAAATCTGTAATAAGAAATATGATATGAACCTGTGTTTATTTGAAACCACCAGTTTGTATGGTACCACAAAATCAGTATCTCAATATGATGGCATGAAGCCTTATATTCGTTTTAGAGGATTAACCGAATCTGATATGGTGCCTATGATGCACGGCCAAAGATACCATGATTTGAAAGATTATGTGGAGAATATTACTGGAGATTTATTGGCTGGTGATACTTCAACCACCAGTAGAAAACTAAGAACTTTTACCAAGATTATTGCCTTGACTAAAGCAGCACTCAAAGGAACAACCGAAGGTGATGAGTTTAATATAACGATTGAAAATGCTAAAAAGTTGACAGAGAAGAAAAGGTATTATACATCTGATTTTGGGTATAATAACTGTGTTGAGTATATGACTTGTAAAGCTGACACATTGATTCCTGGTCCTAATTATGAAAAACATGAGTTGAGTAACATCATCGAATGGTGGCGGAGTAAAGCTATAAATAGATACGAAACCCTTAAAAGTGAGGGAAGGTTGAGGACAGAACTCGAAATCTGGACCTCAGGTAAAGATATTCAAATCATCAGGTAAATAATATGGATCCTAAAACTGCGGAATCCGCACAAGCGCTATTTTGTGCTCTAGCGGATTATGTGCAATTAAAAAGAGGAAACCTGGATAAATTATTTAATGTTGATGCTATTCCAACATATAAAGCATTTAAAGTTAATTGGGATGGTACTTATGACAATTATAAGATTTCCACCGTATTTAAAAAAAATATTGAAACGGACGTAACAACATTGGGAATTTTAGAAAAAGCTTTAATAGATAATCCCGATTGGTACAAATCTTCAGTTTTAATTGCTAAAAAATTAATTGAGGATATTGATTCAGTTGTAAAAAATTTTAAAGGAATTAAAAAACCTAAGCCTACAGAAATTTGGTTTTCCCGTGGCGACCAAGCAGTTATGAAAAATATTGAACTTCTTTTTAAAATAGCCAATAAAACTCGTAAAGAAATGAATATGATTGAGGGTAAGAAAAAAGGAATTGAATTTGGCCAATTAAATAAATGGAATCCTGCAGATATTTATTTTGCAACCGATATTGCCAGAAACAAAATTGAAAAAGAATTAAAAAATGTATCTAAAAAAAATGGCCAATGTTATCTTTTTTCAGAATTAAATTGTTTAATTTCGGATTTAATTGAGGACGGCCAATTGCTACCCTTATCATTGAAGAAACAAACGAGAGAAGTAACCTTACATAAAGTGAATTTTGATAGACAATATGAATTAAATCAATTTGCTAATTTTTCATTTGCTGGATTTGTTACAAACTTTCAAAAAAGCACTAAAGGTAATTTAAAAACAAGGTCTATAACAGTTAAATTTAATCCCAAAGAGTCCAAATATCAATTTCAAGTTCAGCATGATGTTAGCAATAATGATTTTAAAGTTTCCATTAGTGGAGTGGAAGCAAGAGGAGGAGGCATATCTTCAATTAATGTATTTGCTTCTCTAGTGCATCCCGTTGATGCTAGCCAAGCTTTAATATTTAAAACTACTTGGAGAGATGCACAAAAAGATTTCGCTAACTGGAAAATTAAATGGCAAAAAACTTACGGACCTGCACCAGAAGGTGAACAGGAAAGAAAAAAAGGTTCACCATTAAGAAAACAATTTGAAAAAGACAGAGATGAAGCTAGTGCCATTTTAGTATCAAATAAATTTATGCCAGAAATATCAAAATGGTTAAAAACTTCTCAAGTCAAATCGGACAAATTTGTTAAAATAATTTATGAATATGCCACTTCAAGAACCGAAGATTCTGGCAAATTCATTATAGCAAAATAAGGATATATTATGCCACTAATTGATTTTGATAAACTATCACAAGAATTTGAAACCGATGATGACTTTGGATTTTCTGCCGTATCGGAAGCAGAATACAATTCAATTGTTGATAAGTCGGTTAAAGATGCTGTTCAAACTGCATCCGAAAAAACAGCTGAAGATTATTTGGCTCGATTGGCTGCGGTAGAAAAGATTATTATTCCGTTTCTCTCCAAACTCCATTCGACCGGAGATAAAGAATATATATATTGGCCTAACCGTAAACCGTTAATAGAAAAACAAATTGAAAGAATATTGAAACTAACAAGAGAGTAAATTATGAAATTTTATGATGATGTGAGAAGTAGACTTGGCCATCGACAAAGTGGATTTGATTATATCTTTGATTTTTTAAAACAACAACAAAATCCTCTAATAGTAGAAACTGGTTGCGCTCGTCAAGAAAATAATTATGAAGGTGATGGCCAAAGTAGTTTGATGTTCGACAAATACATTTCTGAATATGGCGGAAGTTTTTACACAGTAGATTTGGCCAAAGAGAGTGTTCAATATTGCCAAAGTAAAGTTTCCAATAAAACGACCGTTGTAGAATCCGATAGTATCACCTACTTAAAAAAACTCAATCAACATTTTTTAGATAGTAAAAGAAAAATTAATTTTCTTTATTTGGATAGTTTTGACGCTCCGAGAGATGAACCTGATGTGGTTTATATGAGTGCCTTACACCATCTATATGAATTACTTACGATTGCACCTTCTTTATCTGATGGTGCATTGATTGGTGTGGATGATAATTGGATTGATAACGGCAAGTTGGCCGGCAAAGGCCAATTTGTATTTGATTATATGCAAAAGAGTGGCCGACCTTTATGCCATGATGGTTATCAATTATTTTGGAAATGGTAATGAGTGCAACAGTAATTATACCCACAACAGGTGCAGCAACAGTTTATGATGCCATTGAATCTGTATTGGATCAAACCTACGATACGAATTGTTATATTGTTTGTGATGGTCCAGATTTTGTTCACGCAGTAAGAAATCATATTAAAGTATTTGAAACACATCCAAACTATAAAAAGATATTTGTTTGTAATTTGCCTCTGAATGTGGGTGCTAATGGTTTTTATGGCCACCGAGTATATGCAGCTTTCACCCATTTGATTAATACTGATTATGTGTTATATCTCGACCAAGATAATTGGTTGAAACCTAACCATGTAGAATCCTGCATCAAAACAATAGAAGATAAAAAGTTGGATTGGTGTTATTCTCTCCGTGATATCTATGAAAGTATAGATTTTATTTGCCATGATGATTGTGAATCATTAGGCAAGTGGCAAACTTATCATGGTGTCAATCATATCGATACTAATAGCTATTGCCTCAAAACAGAAATTGCGATAAAATTGGCCTCTGCATGGCATGGCGGTTGGGGTCAAGATAGAGTATTTTTTCAAACAGTAGCACAATACTTTTCCAAATTTGATTGCACAAATGAATATACAGTAAACTATCGAGTTGCTGGTAACGCAGGTTCCGTTTCTAAAGAATTCTTTCTTAACGGAAATAATATAATGAATGACAAATATAATGGAGATTTCCCATGGCGCAAAAAGACCTTATCATCGGTGCCTTCACAAACTATAACTATAACCAGTTAAAACCTTGGGTTGAATCAATCGATGAATGTGGATTTACTGGCGACAAAGTAATGGTCGTTGGTAATGCTTCGAAAGAAACCACACTAGAATTAATCAAACGAAAATTCATCGTAGTACCAATGATTCAAACCAACGCACCAATCCATGTGGCTAGATTTTTAGCTATTTACGATTATCTCAGTACCAATTGGCAAAAATATCGTTATGTAGTAACCACGGATGTAAAAGATGTTTACTTTCAAACCAATCCTATGAAATGGTTAGAATCTAAATTGGGACAAAAGTATAAACTAGTTGCCGGTTCGGAAGGTATGAAATATAAAGATGAACCATGGGGTAATGAAAACTTATTACAAACTTATGGTGATTATGTTTATAGTAAGTTTAAAGATAATGAAATCTACAATGTTGGAACCATCGGTGGTACATCTGAATATGTGAAAGATTTGGTGTTCAATATCTTCACAAACGCCATTGGTAGACCCATTCCAATCGTAGACCAAGCCGTTTATAATGTGTTGATACAAACACAACCATATAAAGATATTATTTACTTTGCAAAACAACTTAATGGCTGGGCCTGCCAAGCTGGTACCACAGTAGACCCATCTAAAATTGAACAATTCAGACCACTACTACTTGAAGCTCCCCCAACTTTTGAAAATGGTATCGTTAAAACATCCTTAGGAGTTCCTTTTTCAATCGTTCATCAATATGACCGTGTTCCTGAATGGAAAGATTTTATCATGAAGAAGTATAATCAGGAAGACCCGAATAATTATTTTGTTTATAGGACTTAAAATGGACTTTAAAAAAGAATACGAAGAAGCTTGTGATAGAGTTACTGACATACATGAGCATTTGCCACTATTGTCAATGTTAACTTCCGAATGTAATCATGTTACCGAACTTGGTGTTGGTTGGGCTCAAAGCACTCGAGCATTCCTAAATCATGATGTTGAATTACATAGTTACGAATTGAGTCCTCAACCAGGTATTCCAGAATTCTTTGAAGAAGCCAAAAATTCAGGTAGAAATGTAACTCTACACATTGCTGACACAAGGAAGATTGAAATTGAACCTACTGATTTCTTATTTGTTGATAGCCTACACATCTATGAGCAGGTACAAGAAGAATTAAGGCTTCATGCTGATAAAGCTAAAAAGTTTATTGGATTTCATGATACTACATCTTATGAATTTAATGGTGAGTTTGGCGGCAAAGGTATTTGGCCAGCAATTCAAGAGTTCATGGACATCCATCCTGAATGGGAAATGGTTTGTCGTTTAACTAACAATAATGGATTGACGGTGCTCAAACGTGTTTAGTCCTGACTTTTTTCACATTGCTTCGGTTTATCCAAAATCAACCGAATGTATTATACAGAATATAAAGAAACACCATTTTTATAATTACTATTTCTTAGCCATTGACGGTCGAAGGTTAGAATTTCAAAAGATGGCTGAAGATAATAAGTGTGATTATGTTATATACGATAATCCTTTAGGTGGTCCTGTACCACCAATTGGTTATGATTTGGATAAAACACTAAGATTTCTAGAAAGATTTAAAACGGCTTGCCTCAATGCAACGTCACCATATATGATGATGGTTGAAGATGATGTATTGATAATTAAACCTATTACGATTGATGAGAGTTGGGAACACGCTTGTGCTGACACAAAGATTGGCAATCATATTCCCGAAACTGTAATTGAAATGATTGAAATACATTGTGGCAAACGACCAACATTCACACAATATGGTGCTGGTGGCGGTTCAATATTTAAAGTGTCGACCTTCTTAGAACATTATGATAGTAACATTGCATGGTTTAAAAAATACTTTGAAATGATACAAATGGTTTATCCAACGATTGGTTATATTGATTGTTTTATGAATGTATATTATTTCTTGGCTGGTAAAGATTATTCAGTTAATCCACATCGTGCAGATACACACAATCATCAACCAGGATTTGATTATGAAACCTTTATAAGTAATCAACCACCTGAAATTGAAATTATTAACAACTATAAAAAGTATTATTATGAATGATATTACTATTGTAACAGCTTTCTTTGACATTGGCCGTGGAGAATGGAGTCCCGATAAAGGATTGCCACATTATCTACAAAGAACAAATGAAACCTATCTAGAAAGATTTAGTCACATGGCTAAACTTGAAAACGATATGGTGGTGTATACATCAAAAGATATGGTCGATGAGATTAAGTTTCTCCGCCAAGATCGACCAACCGAAATCCTTACGCTTGATTTTCCCGAAAGCTTCAAACTGCTTAGAGAAGAAATCAAAAAAGTTCAAACAAACCCGGAATATCAAGCCAAAATAAATCCCATGCAAGTAAAAAATCCAGAATATTGGAATGCTGACTACGTTCTCGTCAATGCTTTAAAATCTGCTTTTGTTAATCGTGCCTTACAATCAAACGCCATCGAAACCGATTTGGTTGCTTGGTTGGACTTTGGTTATTGCCGTGATGAAACCACTTTAGGTGGAAACAAAAGATGGCAATATCCTTTTGATAAAAACAAAATACACCTTTTCAATATTAAAGAGTGGGTTGATGGAACAATCATTCAAGATGTGATATCAAATAATGATGTCCACATCACAGGTCCTTGCATTGTTGCGGGTAGAGAGATGTGGCCAGTATTAGAAGGATTGGTTCATCACAGCCTAAATGAATTGTTTAAGAATGGTTTAGTCGATGATGATCAAACATTATTGTTGATGTCATATTTACAAAAGCCTGAATTTTTTGAATTACATCGAGTTAATGACCAAGATTGGTTTATTGCATTTAGGAGTTTTAATGAAGCTGAGGATTGATTGCACCGCCAACTTGGGTGATTTCTGTAACGCACTACCTGTGATATCAGGAATATCAAAACGTTTCGACCAAAAGATTGAATTGTTTATTCGGCCAGAAATGAGAAAATTTGCCGGTATCAAACAGTTTTTAAAATATCAACCCATGTTTAGTGAAGTATATTTTCATGATGAGGTGTTTAATTATGGTGATATATTAACAATTAGTTCATGGACTCGCATGGACCAAGAAGCAGCAGATCGGCCAATTGAAACTTGCCGATATGAGAATTGGGTTCGTGATAACTATCAATTAGAATTTCAAGTTGATGATGATTTTGAAATTGAAGTTGATCCAATGGTTGATGCTGAAATTGAAACTATCACTAAAACAATCATTGGTGATCGATGGTCATCAAAACAAGATCCTAATATAGATACACGAAGAAATACAAATGTGGTCGAAGGTGGAACAAATCTTGATCCCAATGAAGTGTTTTATCTTGACTATACAAAACCGATCATGTATAATCTAAATCTCATTAAGAATAGTCCTAAACCTTTTATCACCACATTTACAGGCATCGGTATCATTGCTGACTTAATGCACAAAGAAACGATTGTTTGTTGGGATGAAGATATGAGAATTTGGGATGGTCATGGTGTTGAATTTGATTTCAAACGACATTACTACGGTGACCGTAATGCAAAATTGGTGTATGTAAAAGATTTGGTAATATGATTCTCAATATCGAATGTGGAGTATTCGGCAATTGTATTCGCAATGGCGATTTGGTTGCTATTGCTAATGTTGTTGAATACCTCAGAAAAGATAATCCAAATTTAAAATTCCACATTTTGATGGACGGTTTAAGTCCAGCTGAATATGTTAGGGATTTTCATCGATGGATGATTTTAAATACTGATTACTTCTCAGCACAACCTGGTACAGAAAAGTTAAATTGGAAAAACATAAATCTTTGGGACTTTAGAGATATCTCTGGAGATTTGGTGAAAATACCAAACAAAGAGAAGATGCAGAAGAAGATTGTTGTTTGTCCTTTACTTGACGCACCTTACAATACTTACCGAAATTGGCCAAAGCCAGTATTTGAATCGATACTTCAACAATATAGTTCCGAAGAATATATGGACCACGAAAAGATCATTTGTCATCCAACGGATATACAGGTCGATGGATGGAAAACCAGCACCGACTTTCTAACCAATATTTACCACATTATGACCTCGGAAACATTCGTAGGTGGTGACACAGGAACAACACATTTTGCTTGGGCACTTGACGAAAGCCCTAAAAATTTGATATACTATAACTCCAGTAGAGGTTTAATGCATACTTTACCATTCTATGCATTGCGTGGTAAAGGTCAAATAAACACCTATTGGTTGGATTTCGAAGGATCCAAGTTTTAAATCCAATATTTTCGACACTATGTATCGAAGCCAATCTTTCTAAGTTGTTACACCGAAAGGTTGAATGTTGTATAAATAAGTAAACCGGCAACCAAAGTGTGTTGCAAGTCCAGAAAGATAATCAATGAAATCGTTTGTAACGTTTTTAAAAGAAGAATCTGAAGAAGCTTCGAGCTTGAAGCATATACATCATGCTGAAGATCGTCCTTTGATGCATGGCCACAAGGGTTTCGAACACGCTTTTGGTGCTTTAAATCAAGCTCATGCACATATTACTGCTGGACATCAAAATAGTAACCTGACGATGAAATATGATGGTTCTCCATCAATCGTTTTTGGTCATCA